CAGTGTTCGGCTATAGTCCTATCTATCTTAATCCAACCCATTGCTGTTTTCTTCTCCTCCGTCTAAGAGATTGTTAATTTCGTTCTTCATCTCTATCTCTCTGATTAGCCTAGAGCAGTTGACAACCGAGCCTAACGCATCGATTAAATCTATCGAAGCTTGACGTATATCTTCATCGTCAAAGTCTTCTGTTCCCGTAGACATAATTGCGGTGGATAGTGCAAGGAATATACCCTGGAGAGGCGTACCCTCTGCGTGTTTGCTACTTCCAATTTGAAACATAGTATTAACTACTAATGTTAGCTTTTCGTTTAATTCTCTTTCTTCCATTTTAATTTACTTTAATCATTATATATATTAGTATTACTGTTGTTAGGTTCATCATAAACCACATCGGAAAGGTGTACTTCTTAATACTTAGCGTGTTACGCCTGTCCTTACGCCTAATTTGGTATCTCTTCATTTTCTTTTGTTTGGTTTAAACTTCAGGAATCCGTTTGCCAAAAACAATTAGGCAGTATCGATTCCAATATTCAGTTCTTATCTTATTCATTCTAATAAGTTTAGCGTCTTTCCCGTGGTGTAAAGCCCTTGCTCCACACCTTCCACGCCATGATTTATACTTCTTCCAAATAACTTCTGAATCTTCTCTACCTTGCATTGAATATAAAGTTTGATTTATTGACAACTTTAACAGAATCCCGTTCAACCTGAAACATTGTCTGGCTTACAACATCATCTGCTGGCATCCAATTAACATCAACATATAAGTACTCTTCTTTGGAAGTTGGACGTATAACTACGCCTTCAATATATTCTCCTTCAAATGTTTTTGCGGAAACCCAATCTCCGTCTTTTAAATTATGATTCATCTTATTTGTTTTCTAAATAATTCCAACACAAATCTTCAAGGTCGTGACCTAACTCCTCAAGTAAGTCGGTAACTTCAATTTCAAAATCTTCGTGTTTAAGTAGCTTGGAGTTAAACTTTCGAGTCTTCCAATACACACCGATATTATCAACTGATGCTGGGCATCCTGGGTCACCGCTACCGTCCGAGTAATATAGTACTGTCGCTTCTTCAGGTTGGTAATCAAATGCAATCATTACCTCTGCTTCTTCGATTGTTGTTTCAAATTCCATATTCATCTTATTTATTTTAGTTTAAATTAACTCGTTAACATATCTCACAAACATAGGGTCTTTTACATCAATAAAGTCATTAGATTTTTTTCTCCAATGTATGACTGTACACCTATCTTTTTCAAAAAACTCTTTAGCTACACGTTCCAAGGTTGATGTCCTACCATACTTTATCTCAGAAGCCTTGTAAATCGCCATCCTTTTTGTAGTGTTCTCAAGTCCACGAACATTGTTCTTCTTTCTATCATACTTAATTTGATTGCACATATTTACCATGTCTGCCTTGATAACATCTGATTTACTTATGTCTATTGGCTCTGGTATGTATATCTGATTAACCTCATAAATTAGTTTTTCAACAATCCTGCTATCAACACCAATCATATCTCTCCACTTAGCAAGTATATCAATCACCGCTTTCTTATCTTCTTTTTTCATTTTATAATTATAATTTTTATTTCATAAATTCAATACGTTTGATCCTAACGGCTTTGTCAACTAAACAATTACCGGAGAGTCCGGATAATTCAGCGTACCTAATTGCTGACAATAACTGATTGATATTGTCGCAAGTATAAATAATCTTTAACACTCTATTAATCATATCTAATTATTTTATTCATTTACCATTGCTCTTCTACCAATCTTTTCACTGCCTTTTCCTCGTAGTTATTTCCACGGCTAGTAACGTAGCCTGATTGATTGAGCCGATTAGCTATGTTTCTAAATGACATCCCTTGGCTCCTTAATTCCTGGGCAAAAGGTCTAGCCACATTCTTATTCTTGTTCTCCATAGACTTAGCTTTGTTGACTTCCACGCTTTTTCTAGTGGCTGCTTTCGTGTCTGGGTTAGGATTACCAAGCCTAGTGATTCGGTTACCATTATTGGAGACGTAATAACCATCCTTACGGATTCTATCCTTAATTGATTTAAGACCATCTCTAGTTCTAGATGCAATCATATCCGCTTCATGCTCCGCAATCGATGCAATAAGGTGTATGGTGAGCTTATTGGCGTGGGGCATATCGCAACAGATAAAGTCCACGCTTGATTCATATAGACTACTCACAAAATTGACGTTCCTGGCTAGTCTATCTATCTTAGCAATTACTAATGTTGCATTGGACTTCTGACAATGCTCAATTGCTTGTTTTAGAATAGGTCTCCTCTTCTTCCCCGTGCCAGACTCAAGTTCAGTATACTCATGCACTAAAGTTCCGTTCCTTACATATCCATCGACCATCCTTTTTTGAGCCTCCAAGCCTAGCCCTGATTCACCTTGTTTCCTAGTCGAAACCCTATAGTATGCTATGTAATTTTTCATAACGATATAACGTCTTCAGGGTATTCAATATACTTCATCACGATATACTCGTAAGGAATGTAATTCATGGTAAAGTAGTCATCACCCTCTCGTATACACCTAGCGATGTCTTTCATGGCAGGTACTTTAGTTACCCAAGACCCTTTCACATCTCCATTCTTTTGATGGTAATAACCTGCTGAACGCTTATCTTTCTTTATCTCCATGATGTTTTTTTAAATGCATCAAGACCAGGGTATCCATCATTCCACTCAAAGGATACTATCTCTTTTCCCTTGTTCTTAATATTTACTTTCCAAAATACAAAGTCCTCAATTGAATGGAAATCCCTGACTCCGTACCTAACGTCATTATTTTCTTTAATAAAGAATGTTGCTCTCCTTTTCATGCCTTTAAATTAGTAAATATTCTTAATGATCCAAGCCTTAATTGATATACTTAATGTAAGTAACAGACCCTTTATCGATAGCAATCCATATGACATCACAAATGATATTACTACGTACAGAAGTACACACATAAGTGCTTTATTGTCAGCATCCATAATTTAAAAGTATGGTTCAACTGTTATTGATACATCAAACATATCGTAGTAAGCACCAATTTCCCCATGAACTACGTTATCCTCGCCAATACAGAACATTGTTCTACCACCATTCATACAATCTTCCCATTCGTTCTCTTCTATGAATAGGTTAACATCTGTCACGCTAGAAAATGCATCGTACCATTTCAAATTCTCAAGTTTATAGATGGCATATTTAACTACTTTAATATCACCAAATTCACCAACCTCTAACGGTATGTATTTCTTGTTCTTATCTCCATAACTCTTGATGTTATGCTTATCTAGAATTGCATCTAATTCTTTTTCGTCCTTCTTTGGAACGGCTATATATACTATTGATTCATATCCCATGCTTTCTTGTTTTTATAAATTAAAAAGATAATGCTTGTTGTTTTGGGTTTATGGTCCATTGGTCAGCCATTGCTTTAGCCATACCTTTGAATGTCTTACTACGCAATGTTCTCCTTTCGGCAGGTGTTTTGGCTGCACATAGTGCTTCGTAATACCATAGTGGTTGGCGTTTCTTCTTGCCCGTTCTACCATCAACCCATTCAAATGATTCTCCTTGATCAACGACATCTGTATGCTCTAGTAGTGGTAGACCTTTTAACCATAGGCAAGTAGTTTTTCTTGCCCGATCACCAAAGTGATATGGTTGTACAATCTGGTCAGGCTTCCTAATGTGAGAACTTATTACAGATACAGGATTCTCAATGGCAATCTTCTCAATTGGCGCATCCATCAACTTCTGCACAAAATCTAGTGCATCTTGTTGGTCCTTACGTCTGTTTGGATACTTGGGATGTGGTCTTCTCTCCTCAATTGGAAGATTCTTATCGTCAGGATGATACAACCATCTCGCCCCGGCTACAGTTAAAAATGTACAAGGTGGATGGGCAATCATCATATCCCAACCCTGGTCGATAACTTCAAAGACATCTTGTTGGTAATGCCATTCGGGATGACCACCACTACAAGGTAGTAGGTCACAACTATATGATTCGTGACCTAAAGCTCGTAATTCTTTTGTGATTGCTTGTGACTCTTCACACGCTACTAATACTCTCATAATTTAGATTTTAAATAGTCAACTAATTCTAGAACTTTTAACGCCATTAGAAATATGGCTAAATTGATAAGACCTTTCATGCTATTTCATTTTTTTGGATAAAATGTTCGGCTAGGTACTGCTTGACGTTTGACTATTTCGTATAGCCAATTCATTTCAGAAATGATTGGATATGGATCCTTGTAATTGTCGATTAACTGCATATCAGTTATCGTTGCCGTGTATGATTTGCCATAGTAACTGATGGTCACTTGGTAATGTCCATGTCCAGAAAGTCTTACTCTGGTTATTCTTTCGTGCTTTGCCATTATTGAATTTTTATAGCGTTATTAATTAAATGTCTGATGCTTTGCAAGTATCTTCGCAATACTCGCTATGGTCGTATATTTCTCTTCGGCAAGTTGGACAAGATCCAGTTGGCTCATCATCATCTACAAACTCAGGTATGTCTACACCAGATTTCAATCCAAACTGAAAATTATTATCGGTTAGCTCCACATTAACTTTGTAATCTCCTGACAAAAGTTGACCTAGTGAGTAACAATCAAAATGCTCATACATCAATTCACAATCATCATTTGAATCATCTGCATTAATTGATGATTGATAATGTTTAATCGCTTTGGCAACAATGTTTAACTGAGCAGATGGTATTGTGACATTTTCAATAACTACATTACTCGCTCTATGCAATAAATCTGCGACCAGATTATGGTCTAGGTTAAACTCACTCACCAACACATCTAGTTGATCAGCATTAATACCAACTGACTTGCATTTGGCGATTGACATTTTGGTAATCGGATTAAATTTTTTCATTTTAATTATTGTTTTTAAATGTTTCTGTAAACCTACAAATTAATTATTGGTTTTTGCAAATTTAATTTCTAAATCCGTCAAAGTAAACTTTGCCAAACTCCAACTTTTCCGTGAATCCACCATTGTATTCCATGATTTCATTGAATGACTGACCTTTACCTTTAGAGGATTTCCAATTGGCATTATATTCCTTTCTAAGTTTATTAATCACATCCTTTTCAGATGCACCAACAACTTCTATCGAATAACTACCAAGATCAGGTAATTGACCCATCCAAACACTATCATTCTTTTTCATTTGATTTTGATTTGTGATCGGATGCCAGGATTAGCCTGGCATCCAATCTTATTTATTTTTAATGAATTAAAATCTTTACGTCTTTTTTCCCTTTGCCAAGTAAACCACTACATAATCCACACGTAGCACAGTTACTTTTATATCCACCTTCTTTCGATGCCGGACATCCAACTGCTTTTGAATCATCTGCCTGATTAGGAGTGATTGCTTGGAATGATCGCCATCCTTCAATATCCGTTACATTATGTCTACTTGCCATAAAATATTTAGAGAATTCCTTTGCCCATTCTTTTTCCCATTGATGAGTATATCCCGTCCAAGATGATGAAAGTTGAGTCATTGCCTTTACCAAGGCAATTGGAATAAGAGATGGCTCACCGTACGTTCCAAATCTTACGTAAGAATTTTCAGCCATCTCTAAGATTTCTCCTGCTTTTTTGCGACTATATGGCGTAAGATCTTCTGATTTTATACTACGTAGCATCGAAAGGAATCCGACATACTGATTGAACTTATGTGTATAGCATCCACCTTTACCACCATTTCCACTAAATGGACAATCCAAGCAGTTACTACCATCCAATGAAAAGAAATTCTTCATACCAAATCCCTTACTAGTTGTGGCTAATTTATATTGTTCCATTGAGAATGTGTACGTCTGTACTAATTCCGATCCATCGCTGATCTTGTCGTTCGATGTCTTTCCTTTTCGAATTACGAACAGATTCTTACCATCTGTCCAAACTACTCTCTTTATTTTCTTGCTCATAACTATAGATTTAAATTTAGTCTTGGTTTATTATTATTGTGGAACGTGACCAGTTTATGATCACGTTCCTAATTTATATTACTAATTAACTGAATTAACATTAACAACTGTAGATGGTGTATAGTCATCCATCTCAGATAGAACTGCGGCAATAATTTCTTCAAACGTATCACCAACTACCACATCTCTACCAACTTCCGCAACATAGTCTCCAATAAACTCTTGTTTGAATTCATCACTAGATTTCATAAATGAACAAATGAATCCATTCTGGTCAATCCAAACATAATCACCAATCTCACAATGATGTACCTGCTGCTCATCAATTGCCATCGCTAAATCTTTAAATCTAGCAATGTTGGAAATAGTAATCTCGTATACACTACCATAAACTGATTTCTCTCTCTTCATCAGTTCATCGATACATTTGTCAATGTGCGGCAACATATCAACTGCGGATAACGAATTGTAAATATTCACGAAATAATAGTCGTACATCAATTCTGCTTGGTCTTCCCACATAGATGATATCTTTGCGATAACGGGATGTAAGCCATTCCAATCATCAATGAACTCAAACTCTTCCCAATTCATAAACTTGGTAATCTTGTGAGATATTTCGTTGATCATCACTCGCTGATCCTTATCTACTTGTTCAGTTATAACTCGATCTATTACTTTGTTCATGTCGAAATTTAAGGTCTTGTTTTCCATTTTCATAAAGATTATAAGGTTATTTTTTGATTACTTATTTGTGTTAAAATTTTTAAACTGTGCTAGATCCCAAGCAGCATTCCAAATTGTACAATCGTCATCTGACGATAGATCAATATCGTTTTGAAACATACGATTCCAAGCCTCATCCATTGCCATATTCGCATCACAAAAATCGTTAGTATGACATACTCCATCATTCTTATCTACTCTAGCATCATTCCTAGCAACAACTAACTCAAGTTCATCATCAGTTAACCATTCGTGTATTACATCGCAGAACTTAACTGCGAGATTGTTTACCATAAAGTTCATTAGTTGGTCTTCGGTGTTTTTTACAGAAATTTTCATTTTGAAATTATTTTTGAGGTTATTGACTACTTAATAAAACGAACTGCTAGAATCCAAATGATTGTAACGATATTGATCATCACTACCAATGGTAATGAGCCATCACTCATCTCTCCGCAAAGGAATAGATAGTTACATAGGATTGAGTACAGAATGTGAAATGTCACGATAAGTAATTTGATTGTTTTTTTCATAACTGTTTTTCTAAAAGTTTCGACAAACCTACAAACATCTAAATGTTATTTCCAAATTATTTTTCAGTTATTTTTTTGAGCTTACGAAATTAGATTTGTAAAAGCCTGGAAATTAAGTAGTTAGGTGTATAAAAAAAATTCATCGATGATACGATAATGACAATGTTCCTAGCGTAAAATGCTCATTCGTATATATATAGACATCAATAGACATAAGCGTATAACGTAGTTACTAATAGATGAATGAAATAGTTTTGGTTAATAGCAGATGTGGGATGTTTTACCATTGCATATGTAATGAGATCATATCACATCAACATCACATTACATCATCACATCATCACATCATCATCTCACATCACATCATCTTCTATTATCATCACATCACATCATCTCTTTACCAATGGCGAAAGGGAAACGAACATTTCGCTAATGCCATATACGTGTATGCAAGCATATATCACGTAATGACTATGCAATGTATCCGTCAACAATAACGGATGTAGTTTAAGTTCAGTTTCAATAACAAAATACACCCCTGGCCACAAGCAGGTGGGGGGTAGTTTGCTGAAATTTTTTTAGCCCGGCTTTTAATATATGACTACCCCCATATACACAACTCCTACCCACACATTTGCCAACCCCGTAAAAAACTTTCTTTAGGCTCATTGTCATTAGTAAAATAATTACTTACTTGCACCTATAAACAAAAACTAAAGCAATGACTGTAGGAGAATTAAAAGAGTTTCTAAAAGATGTTGACAATAACGTCAGTATTGACTTTGCGATGGGAGACACTTCGCAATCTAAGATCCACCACAACTTGAACCCGATATTTACATCTATGGATAATGGCGGTAAGTCAATTGGTATCGGTGTATCTGTAGACATCGACCAGATTATAGAGGACAGAAGGTACGACACTTTAAAATCAGACCTATGAAAGAAGAACACAAGACAGCACTGAAGGCTATGGTCTTCGCCCAGGCGTTTGTAGAGGCACTGGATGACTTTAAGGGTACTAACCACTTCAAGCAGCAGCTAAAGAGGAAGGGCAATATGTTCGGAGCTGAGGTTGAGTATTTTTTAGACTCTACTTATGGTGGGGGCAGTACCGACACTAATATAATCCACCTCATGGAGGAGTGTCAGAACGCTTTAGAGTCTGTAATAGATAACCAGGTAGAGTTAGTAGAATGAATCCATTAATTAAATCTTGGGCTGAGAGGCTTGGAGTCGATGATTGGGATATACGGGCAGAGCGTATCAACCCTATGCAGGTAGAGTATAATGGGGAGGATTACTTTGTGGGTATTGAGAGAGACTTTGACGGCAGGAAGGCTGTCATTTACCACGACATACCATTGGACGAGGAGTCTATAGTCCATGAGTTGCTTCACATAGCCTTCCCACAGGCTGAAGATGAGGACTACGATGAATACGAGGATTTTATTGCTAGAACGACTAAGGATACGATATTTTTACACTACATAAACTAATGATAGCACCGAAAGAACACGTAGAGAGAGTACTGGAGAGATGCTTTGAGGTCTACCCACCGAAGGGTAGGAAGCATCGCAAGTTTTTCAAGAACCTTGTCAAGCAGGGTGGTATGCCTGAGAGTATGGCTAGTATGATTACCAAGATTATTGAGAACCCGAACTGTGTGTACATAGTGAAGGCTGACGGAACCTTGAAGATTCTAAAAGATAAAAATGAAGATATTAAATTTGTATAGTGGAATAGGTGGAAATAGAAAAGGTTTCGGAAATGAACACGAAATTACATCTGTTGAATACAATGAAAGTATAGCAAGTATTTATAAGGATTTATATCCAAATGATAAGGTAATTGTGGCAGATGCACACGAGTATTTGCAAGAAAACTTTAAAGAGTTTGATTTTATTTGGAGTTCTCCCCCTTGCCCAACTCATAGTAGAATGAGATTTAAAGCCTATTGTAACGGAAAAGGTAAGGCATTGTTTCCAGACATGAAACTTTACGAAGAAATACTATTCTTACAACAATATACAAAAAATACGGATATTAAATATGTTGTTGAAAATGTAAAAGGATGGTACAAACCTTTAGTAGAACCGCAATCAATTGGAAGGCATTATTTTTGGTCTAATTTAAAATTGCCAACTATAAAAATTATAAGCAATTCAACTGGAAATAATAAAGGAATGACATTGCAAAAGAAGATGGATGCTAAAGGTGTTAATATTACCGATTGGCACAACTACAAAGGAGATAAAAGAACATTGTTAAATAATTGTGTTGAAGATGAGTTAGGTAGGCATATTCTTAATTGTTACGAATAATTACCTACAACTATTTGCTAAGACATCGTTGTAATAAGATTGTGAGTAACAAAGATGTGAGTTGTAAACCAATCAGTTTACATAACGCACAATAAAGTAAGCATAATGGTTGCTTTTTGTATAGGATATTAAACATTATAAGTGATTTAGTAGATACAAATAGTAATTAAACCAAAACAAAGAAGATGCTAATAGCACTGATAATTTTAATAGTAATAGCGTACCCTCTGTATAGATACAAGAAGGAATACGACAGGAAACAAAGATGACTGAGATTGAAGAGTCATACCACAACGCCTACCAGCTACTGATAGGCACTACAGACTACGATAAGCTTGCGGAGCAGGAGGTGTTCTACCTACCTAAGAACCACGAAGACCCTGAAGTAATACTACGCTACTACGAGTCTGTGGAGGAATATGAGAAGTGCAATGAAATAATTAAATACCATGAAAAATAAGATACTGTCTGCGCTTGGTTTAATGACCATGAGTGAATATGAGAGACTTAGGATATCTTACGAGAAGTCTCTGAGAATAATATCTTCCAAACAAAAAAGGTTAAGGGTTTATGATAGGAGTAGCGATTGATCCGAGTTTGAGTAATACGTGTCTTACGGCTTTTGATATTAGTGACAGGATTATTGTCATTGATTCGGTGACTATAACGACACAGAAGAACCCTAACAAGAAAATTAGAGCAGCTTCAGACCTTATTGAGAGGTGTGTAGACCTTTACAGGGGTTCTAAGCAGTTTATAGACCGTTGGAATCCAAAGATTATATTTGCAGAGACACCTAGCGGTAGTCAGAGTGCGAGTGGAATGAAGAACTACGGTGTAAGTTGTTTTTTGCTTGCGTCATTGCCAGATAGATGCCTGGAAGTAACACCGCACGAGGTTAAGATGGCGAGTGTAGGTAAAAAGAACGCCAGTAAGAAGGAGATGATTGAGTGGGCTTACGAGCAGCACCCAGAGGCTCCTTGGCTTATTAGGAATGACTTTCCATTGATGAAGCAGGAACACATGGCTGATTCGATAGGAGTAATGTATGCAGGAATGCGAACAAAGGAATTTGAATGGTTAAGAAAGATAAGATGAAAAGAAAACAAAGAATGCACTACTATGGCATATTAGCCACGTACAACCCATATGACGATACATGGTACGCATTTCACAATGAAGACCTATCTAAATACCTTTCAGAAAGGGACAGTATGGATTTAGGAAAAGGAGAAGATGCGCTGTCGGCTATGAATGACTATCTGTCTAAGAAGATTACTTCCGCTTTCTCTTAGGTTGTTTCTTCTTACAGCCCTTGCCCCTGGTGTTCTTATCTCCAGGCGTGTCTTTATTAGACCCAAGGTTCTTCTTGGCTGACTTTACCCTTGTTGTAGTCTTGCCGTTTTTAGTAACATGAGCAACGTGTTCATCCTTACGTAGCTTTGGCTTCCCGTTTTTCTTACGTTTAGCGTTCTCATCAGCTCTTGCCTTGTTACGGGCAGCACGTTTATCTATCTCTTTCTTGGAAGATTGAAACTTCTTGTACTCTTTTTTGTAGTTACGCTTTGCCATAAAGCAAAGATACGGTATATTTGGAGAATGGAGAGTAACACGAGCAAGCGCATATTCGAGGACCTTGTATCCTCAGACATCAAAGGAAAAGAGGAGTACGGTGTAACCGTAGATAGAGAAGACTACTCTAAGGGAGAATGGCTTCAACACGCATACGAAGAAGTTCTTGATACAGCTAAGTATCTAAAGAGGGCTTTGGATACGTCAGGAACAACATCCCCCGTTAAGGCTGCGGTAGATATTATGCTAGAGCTTGACGCTGGGCTTAATACCGAGATAGGCACAGAGACTACCCCTGCCGAGAGGATGGCATTCAAGAAAGTGTCTGTTCTGATACTTGAGAGATGCAAGCGCATAGACCCTGAGAGGTTCGCTATTCCCAGCCAGTTTCAAGAATAGTAAGAAGCATAACGAGCCTGTCGTAGTACGGCATATATGCAGCGTTCCCTGTATTAGCCTCAAGTATCTTAACGTGAGAGTTAATCATGTTGCCTACGTTTTGCACTTTAGCCTCCTTGCTCAATTGAACCTCCTGTTCATAATTTATGAACGGTAGTAGTCTTTTCTTTAATTCTTTAAAGTTCTTCGGCTTATCCATTGTATGTAAATATCATTTTATCTCTGAATCCTCTTCTTGTGTTTACAAACTTAGGCAGTGAGCATACGAGCTTGTAGTTTAGCTTAGTTAGTAGTTGTATGATAGGTTCGTTGTCACTAACGACCTCTGCGTACACATTAAGCCAACCATGCTCTAGTAGGAAGTGGCTCATTAGCATATGCCCTATCCCCTCTCTTTTACGGGATGGGTTCACACACATAGACACCTCCATGTTCTGTAGATTGCTAAACATAGTCCCTTGGAAGCCCATAACGACACCAACTATCTCTCCTCCGTCTACAGCTACGTAAACGTGGCAGCTAGGTAACATAACCGTCTTGGATATTGCCCCGTGAGCATCTACAGCGTCTATCATCATCATACCTGAATCTTCAGCGCATACTTGAACCAAGACCTCTATCCCATACCCTTCGGTTACTTTTGCTTTTCTTATATCCATATCATAAGTATTTGGTTGCTAATTTAGGAATAGTTTTTACATTGCAGGCGTATTTGATAAAACTATATCAAAACACTAACTTTATAATTATGAAAAAAGAAGGAGCAGTAAGAAACGAGGAGATAAGAGAGTTAAGGCAAAACGCTATAGATGTCTCTAAGAAAAGCTCCCCAAACCTTAACGATTTGCAGCGTGTTGTAATCGACAGGAACACGACTATCTACATTAAGGACGGTGAAGACCCGGTAGAGGCAAGGGAAAAGTTTATAGCCAAGATGCAGGGGAGGAAATATAGCATACACTACAAAAACTACGATGTAGGCGATGACTGATGAATTGAAGATGTCCTTATTGAACGAACTTATGTTTGGATTAGATGTCTGTAATCACGAGCATCACGAGGAGATAATGTTCCTGCACGACTTTGGATTTGTAAAGGTCTACGATGAGGACTTACAGTTTACAGCTACTACGGAGGAGGGAGTATTGGAATTAAAAAGGCTAATAAAACTTTATTTTGTATTCTTAAATTGAATGTCTAAATTTGTTGAAAGTATTCATCGCTTTTGTTTTTGTTGTTTATCATGTTTAGAAGCCCTAGCTATCCGCTGGGGCTTTTTTTTATATTTACATTATGATACCTAGAAAGAAAAAAACGTGCAAGGAGTGTAGTCAAGAGGAGTACATATTCAGCAAAGGAAGATGTAAGAGGTGCGCTTCTAAGTCATACAAGAAGCCTGGACCGTCTAAGAACGTAAAGGAGAAGATAGACCTTGACACAGCCTTCTACAAGGAGATATGGTCAGAAAAAGCACACTACTGCGAGGAGTGCGACAAGGATTTAGGTAGTAAGTGGGAGAGATATATGTTTTCTCACATTTTATCTAAGGGTTCACAACCAAAACTTAGACACAATAAAGATAACGTCAATATTCTGTGCCTGGAGTGCCATCAGAGGTGGGAGTTTGGTGATAAAAAATCTATGAAGATATACCCTGCTAACGAAAAAATGATACAGCTTCTAAAGCTAAGTATTTCTTAATCAACTTATTTTCAGTAACTTAGCGTTTAAAGAACACAGAAATGGATAAGAAATTATGGAATGTGGTTTATTTTAACCGTCCTGACGTACATAAAACCCTTGTTTGGAGCGATGGTAAGCGTTACTTTGATGGATTCTTAGGTTCAGACAATTCAGTGTACAGAAAAACATCAGGAACTCCAGTAGAGGAGCCTAACGCTGTATATTGGACGGAAAAACCTTTTAATGCTTCAGACGATCAAGAATAAATCTTCAGTCCAGCACTTCGGTTTATAGTCGCTTTCAAACTCCCCAAGGACAAATCCTCTGGAGAGCCAAAACTCTTTTCCTTCTTCGTCAGGGTCTTCGCAGAGAAATATCTCAATATCCTCTCTCTCTTCGTGAGTCTTCAGGATAAAGATAGTCCCTGGAGTCATCCACATGAAACTTTTTTGTAATATTGCAGTCATGGAGACAAATATAGCACAAGCTTTCATAGAAGCAATAGATTATTCGCACGTAAAACACATTATTAGGTCAAATAAGAGCATAAAAGCCTATTGGGGTGGCGTAACACCGTCTATAGCAGACTTAAAGCGTGTAATAAAGAATATGTGGGCAAGAGTGTCCAAGCACGAATCAGCCGAAGACTGCGTGAATGGAATCGTAATGATAAAAGACGGAAAGAAAGTTAGGATTGATTTTCTTTATCTTTCTTATTCTTCACAAATGGAAGAATCTTCACAGCATAGTGAGGAAGGGTGTTCGCAAGATTCTGAGCGTGAGATAAAATCTTCTTAGATTCCTCCGTTACATCGTATTTGATTACGATCTTCTTTTTTTTTGAGTTGACTTTGATTTCCATGATTAAAAATAATAAATTATAAATCCATCTTAACATTTAACGCTGTGTGACCACCGATTACAACACCGCAAGCAATAGCCTCCTTCTTTCCACCTTGCATATACCCCATAGCGTAACTTTTAGAGTCTATCCCACAACCTACCTGCATAGCAAACAATGCAGCGAACTTACCAAAGAACCACTCCACATACATTTGAGTATGGAAGTGACCTGACACCGTTGAAACCATATCTCGTTTTGTGGCTGTCCTTGCGTTGCTACTCTTATCTCCGTGGATGTATCTAACGTCATCAAAATATACTTCAGTAACAAAATTCCACTTTGGAGTCTCTAACACCTCACTAAACTCTTTAATCCATTTGCTTGGTATGTTTGAGGTCTGCGCTTTACGTATTATTATTCTGTCGTGGTTACCCAGCGTGACATCAGCGTTCGGAAACGCCTTGTACCATTTACTAACCTTTTTAATCGCTAAGTCAAGCTCTGCCTTACCGCCCATTCCGTCCGAATCAGTCTCGTGATAGCTTGAATAGTGATTATCTATAATATCACCAATAAAAACCACCTTGTTGCAGTTGTACTTTGCGTATGTTTCTTTACAGAATCGAAGATATCCTTTGAGGCAGAACGGCTCGTGCAGGTCTCCTATAACCAACACCCTGTTCTCATCCTTGGTAATATTCTCAAACGCTGCTAATCTGTTCCCTTTTAATCTTGGTCTTTGTTCCATTCCGCTAATATAAACATTTTAAAAAAAACAAAGGGGCAGTACCCGAAAGCACTACCCCAAGGAAGGAGAAAGGAACACAACAAAGATAATAAAAATAACAACGTAAAAATTACGCTATCTTTTTGAATATGCAGACTGACTTGGGAACTCTATAGAATTTATCCATCCCCATCCTGTCTGATGTGTTTACGTTTACGTTTTCTATGTACTCATCTTTAAATATCCAGCTTGAGTGTGCTATTATTGCATAACCCGTGCTTGGACACAGTATAACATACCAAAAGGGGGTGTCTTTCCATTTTGCCTTTCTCGCTAAAAAGGAAACCGTATCAAATCGAAATGACTGCCTACTCGTGAAGCTTATATTAGATTTCACCTCTGCCTCAAACAGCAAAGTCTTCCCCTCCTTCTCCGCCTCTATGTCCACCCAATAGTCCTCTTCTTTGTCGACTATAGAGTATCCTTTTTTCTCAAGCCATTTACTAACAGCCTCTACAGCTATAGCGTTATTCTTATCGTATGAAGACTTAACGAAGTCGGATGGTTTTTTATTCATTTGGCTAACTTATAAAATACTTATGTTAAATCAAATACCTATTTTTGTAACAAAGAGCAATATTAATGACCAAAGGGAAGGGTCCTGAAATAATCATAAACGGCAAACCAAAGCCACCAAAGTTTGTTTACGAAGGCAAGCCTAAGGGTATGTCGAAGGCTGAAGAAGCCAAGTGGTGGCTGCAAGAGCAGGAAAGATGGGTGGAAGGACACGCAGGTCTAAAGGGGCTTCATTACTTCTACCTAACTCAAGTTAAGATTAAGCAGCCGAGAGGTAGCCTTATTCTACCATGGTGGAGAGAGGTAGACGAGTTTGTTATTGACGAATACTACGAGGCTACAAGGCTTGGGCTAGACATCTGCATATACAAGAGAAGGGGTATAGGTCTTTCGGCTCTCTTTGGTGCTGGAGTTCCGCTTTGGAAGGCTATGACCGAGCCAGGTTCGACATCACTCCTAACGTCTAACAATAGAAGCAAGACAGAGAAGCTATTCAACGAAAAGCTTGCTGTAGCATACGCAGGTCTTGATGAATGGATAAGACCAGAGAAAAAGTCCCAGAGACTTACCGGTTATATGACCATAGACATAAAGGACAACACAGGTCTTACATCTGGCAATAACTCAAACATTCTTGCAAGGCAGACATCTGACAGTAGAAAAGATGCGGCTAACTTTGAATCTGAGAGAGCAAACCACGCATTTATTGATGAGCTGTTCTTACACGATTACGCATCAGAGGTACGTCAGTCAATACAAGCCTGTCTTCAGGATGACTTTGAAAAGATAGCACCCGTTGTGTTCGGTGGGTCTGCTGGTATTGTCTCTGACGATGGTATCAAAGAGGCTGAGTTGATGTGGAAGAATGCATCAGAGATGAATGTCAGGACTGTGTTTATACCTGGAACAAGAGGCGTTAGTCGTGCGCCAGAGTACGATGAAAACGGAAAACAAACAGGTAGGCTTTACAACTTCTGTCCGAACGGATGGGACGATAAAGAGGGAGCCGCTGAATGGATTTCCAAGCGTAGAGAGTACCTTGATAATTCAGATGACAAGAGGGACTTAATTGGGTTTATAAAATCATACCCAACCGAAATCAACGACATCTTTGAGATGAATAATGTTGGTATCATTCCCGAAGACATACTGCCAAAGATAAACGCACAGAAGAAAAGAATAATAGCCAATCCAAGACCCGTAAACACGTACACTTTAACAGAGCAAGGCGGAAGGGTTATAGCTGTAGCCAATCCCAAGGGTATGTTTACTATACTTGAGCATCCAGTTCAAGGAGAAGAGTACAGGGCTGGGACTGACCCTATACCTATGGTAGACACAGACGGCATGGACACTAAGAAGGCGTTAAAAACAGGTAAGCGTTCTGTTCATTCCACGATAGTCAAACGCCCAAGCACACAAGAATACGTTGCCTACTATCAGCGAAGAACCAACGACCCTATTACCATATACCAAGAGACTATGATGCTACAGCGTTACTACAACGACTGTAAGAATATGATTGAGCGTAACGAGGGAAGGGTTCTTATCGACCAGTATAGGCAGGGGGGTGCGTGGGCTTACCTTGCGAGTCAGCCTATTATAACGGGTGCTAAGTCATTTGACAGAAAGGCTGCAAAAGGCTTCCACAAGGACAGGTGGAATAGGGATACTATATATAATTTCTTCTTTGAGTATCTAAGAACTCACTCAGATAAGATATGGATGCTTGAGATAATAAATCAGCTTCCTGACTTCCACGTAAATAACACCGACCTTTTGGATGCACTTGTGTCTTGCGAACTGTACGATAGGGATGAGTATAAGAAATCCAACAAGAAAGTATCAGTAAAATACAAAGAGGTAAGCTACATAACTACCGATGAATCAGGTCGTAGGGTGACAAAGTGGCAAAAAATACCGATATTTGAAAACGGTGGAGAATTACCCGATAGAAATAGCGTAAATACATGGAACACAAGAACGCCAAGGGAAGAAGTGTGAGGTGGATTGGTAGGGATGGTAACGACAAGACAGGTGAGTTCCTTGCGATTGGTTATAGAGGAGATATAAATAACGGATTAAACACTTACGCAATAGTAATAAGACACATTGATGGAAGAGTATTTGAACTTCCTTTAGCCGCTTTAAAATTCATAACAGATGATACTGGACAACAGTCATAGCAACGAGATAGTTTACGATAGACCCGATAGCTATTTTGACAAGAAAAAAATAGAAGAAAAGTACGGCTCTATTGAGAACTGGTACGCTCAAAATGTAAGGTTTATATCTACAAACTACAATATAGCATCAAACGTAGACGAGGTAAAGAACGAGGGCAAGAGAAGCGTGAAAAGATGGGCTGAGTCATCTCCAGTTGACCAGATTATTAACAACTACCGATACTTCATGGGTACGCAGGAGAACTTTAACTTCGCATACCTAACAGAGGACGATAAGGGTGGCGAACTACCTGCTCCATACGTAAAGGGCGAGCAGATATACGAACTTGTAGAGTATATGCGTGGAGGCATAAGAAAGGTACTTAACTCTACCAAGGTAGCGATAGAAAGCCTAGAGCCTTCCAAAATCTCCAAGAAGATGGAGAGAGTCCAGATGATTAAACTCAAGAAGAATCTTGCTGAGTTTTTCAACAATGCTCAAGAGAAGTATGGTATGGGCTTCTTTCCGGAGGGTATCGGTAATGATATCGATATGGACGAGGCTGTAGAGAATGTTATGAAGTCCCCTATCGATGACATGGAGGAGTACGGGCTTGACCTTCTGAATGACATAGTTAATAGAAATAGGCTGAAAGACCAGATGATGAGAGCCTTTACTGACTGCGCTGTAGGAAGATACTGCGGAGTGTATGTAGACGAGATGCATGGAAGACCTTACACAGAGGTTATCCCACCTTACAATCTTATCGTTGACTTTAGTAACGACTCAGACTACAATGAAAAGGCTGAGTTCGTGGGTTGGGTATCGTTTATGACACCCGAAGAGATTTACTACCGATACGACCTTGACGATGAGGAAAGAGAGTTGGTGAAGGATTTATCCATTACTTCACCTGGTGCTGGATTTGAACTACTTAATCACTACAACAGTTCAAGTGGTTCTGATATTGGTTTTAATTGGTGGGGAGGACCTGACGGAAGAAACTACAGGCAGGTTGCTGTCGTTACGGGATTTTGGATTACAGAGGTTTCAGATGACAAGAAAGTTAAAAAGGGCAAGAAAGGTGGTAAGGATGTAACTCCAATCCACGGGAATGACTCAGAGCGTTACAGTTACCTAAGAATAGACAGAGCCACAGTCATAGGCAATGCTATTATTACGGATTACGGTCAGGACTACAACGTAGTGTATGACTCTATGAACCCAAGCAGACCAATGCTACCTGTCCGTACATTTATCCCTAATATGATGATGGGGATGAATCGCTCTGTCGTTGACAGGATGAAAAAGCTACAGGACGATATAGACGCATACGAGTACAAGATACGTCAGAACATCGGTAAAGACCTTGGTAAGGTCTACCTTATTAACGGACATAAACTTGGAGAGGGAGATACTGTACGGGAACTTGTAGCCAACTTAAAGAAGTACGGTATGCACGTTACAGATGGTTCTGATGGAGAAGACCCTAACGTACTTGACGGACAGAGAATGGTTGAGACTGTCGATATGACGCTTGACCAAAACGTAATTCGTTACACACAGTTGATTCAGGAGAAGGAGCGAATGATGAAAGAGATTATCAACGCATCAAAGGTTTCTATGGGGCAGTTGACAAGCTATGTAGGTTACGGATCTCAACAGCAGTCTATCAGTCAGAACCAATTAGGCATGGCAACATACTACGATGGCTTTATGACTTACTACACGTATCTATTGCAGTATATACTTAACAAGGCTAAGATTATGTTGATGGATATGGACGGTGAGGAGGCTGCTGAAGTAATGCTGTCCGAGGATGCTATTAAGTTCTTTAAAAATACGACAGAGTTTCAGTTGGAGGACATGATGGTCAAAGTTGACGTTGAGGACGTTATCGATGAGCAGTCAAGACAGAGACTACTTACTGTTGCACAGGCTATGGCTCAGAACGCAGACAAGACAGGCTTCGATTGGGATGACTACATCGAACTTGAGACTGCACGTACATATACTGAGCTGAAGGATAAGATGACTATGAAAATCAAGAAGCGCAAGATGCAGCAACAACAGCAGCAGCAGATGGCTATGATGCAGCAGCAGGCGGAGGCTGAGAAGCAACGACAGTTCGCTATGCAACAGCAGCAGATGGCAGAGGGCGGCAGGAACGCAAGAGAAGAGGCTAGTCTACGCCAGAGAGCGATGCAGCCTGCTATTGACCAAGAGGCTCAAATTGCAGGGGAACAGCAGCGTCAACAGCAAGGAATGGACGGTCAGGGTGCATAGTGTTGTAAATCAATAAATTATATATAACTTTGTAAAATGGAAGAAACGAACGAAGATGTTGTCTTAGATGACAACAACGTGAACACTGAAGAAGAAAAGGATCAGGGTTCTTTGAATTATGATGTAGACGTATCTCTTGAGCAAGATGAGGAGCAATCCATCATCTCAAAGCTCATGGAGGACAATCCAGGCAAGGAAGAGGACGAACTCTCCGAGCAGATTGAGGAAATGAAGTCAAAGACGCTTGAGGGTAAAAAATCTCAGGCAATTGAAGACTTGAAAAGAATCGATTCTGTGAAAGAGCGTGAGGGTAACTCCGAACTTTCCGATGAAGACGCTTGGGATATTGTACTGCAAGAGAACGAAGATTCTAAGCAAGAGTCAATCTTGAAAGACCCTTTCTCTTTTAACAATGAGTCTAACAAAGAAGAACCTACAGTTACTGAGAGCCAAAAGCTTCAAGAGATGGAGCAGAAGGTTTCACAGGCAGAGGCTGTATTGAGCGACCCTCTTATCGATGGGTACTTAAAGTTTAAGCAGTCTGGTAACGGTAACTTCCGAGAGTACTTAAAGTCTTTTGAGTTAGACAAGGACTATGATGCCATGTCTGACAAGAAGGTGTACGAGATGGGTATTAAAAATCTTGACCTAACAGAGGAAGAAATTGAGTATGAGATGGATAGGTTCGATGACCTTTCTCCTGTTCAGAAAAAAATTGAAACTCGTAAGATGCGAGCAGAGATGAAATCTGAGCAAGAGTCAAGAATCAAGAATGTTGCATTTGAGGCTAACGAACAGTCTGTCGAACAACAAAAGAGAATGCAACAGATACAGAAACAGAATCACGAGCAATTTGTGGGACTTACTAATTCGATGAAGGGTAAGGGTTATTACGGTTTAAATCTTACCGAAGACATGACCAAAGCTATTCACGACCACGTAGTCTCAGGAAAAATAGGTTTCGTCAACCAAGACGGTACTGTGAATGTCAATAAGATGTTTGACTTCGCTGCGTGGGACTTATACAAGAAGGATGTCCTTCAGAATAAAGTTCACCAAGGCAAGGTTAAAGGTCAAAAGGCAGAGTTTATCAAAAGGGCTGCACCGAAAAGAACGGGTTTAAAAACCACAAAAGTAGGAGGCAAATCTAATGATCACAACGCATACCTAAAGGCAAGAGGCGATGCCGCAGGCAGGAGGGGTGTAAATGGAGGGAACATTACACTTTAATAAAAAACTAAAAGAAATCTAAAATGGCACAAAATAGCCCTTTAAACGTAGCAGAAAACTTGACCATTCGGTCACTTTCTGATCGTAACGATTTCCGAAATGTATATGACCTTTCAGGAGGTTACAACAAGTTCGGAATGATCGTTAACATTTTGAATCTACCTTTCGGAGGTGGAAAGCAGTTCGACACTGACAAGTATGAGAAATCAGTAATGGGTCGTGGACACGTTATTGCTCAAATCTCTGCACAGGCTGCTCCAGTTGGAACTACTATTGTTCTTTCTCTTGCACCTCAAGGTACTCCTCCATCAGCAGTTGACACATTCCGTGTTGGTGACGTTGTAGTAGCCGCTGACCACAGTGTATCAGGTAAAGTAATCGCAACCGTTCCTGGTTCTATTACCATTGAAGCAACTGAGTCAACTATCGCTGCTATGCAGGCTGCATTTGCAGTTAACGCTTATGTAAAGGTATTGGGAGACAGCTCTCCGAACTTCTACTCTGATGGAAAATCTCCATTGTATGAGTTCCCTGAGTTAATCTTCAACTACTCTGCTGTTAAGCGTGATACTTACTTAGCTTCTCGAAGAGAGAATATTTCTTCTCGTATTTATTACAAAGATAAGTTCTGGGGAGATGCACAACTTGACCTTATGGTTCAGCGATTCCTTCGTCAGATGGAAAAGCAAATGTTGTTCTCTAACCAAGCTCAGTGGACATCTCAAGTAGGTGGTCTTTCTGACATGAACGGTGGTGTAAGATGGTCTATCATCAACAGAGGTGGTGAGTACCTTCCACTTGCTTCTGCTTTAACTCAAGCACAGTTCGACAACTTCCTTGCTAATGTATGGAGCCGTAAGGCAAGCCGTACCACTCCATTGACATTGTTCATGGGAAGAGGTATGATGCAGCACATTCAGCGAACTTTTACTGACGGATACATTGTGAATGCTGGTTCTATGAACACATTCGGTGGTTCTGAAGTTAAAGGGATTGATGTACGTACATACGCTATCGCTGGTGTTGAAGTAGCATTGGTAGAGCTTCCAGTTCTTAATGACACTGAGTTCTTCCCAGAGTTAACTACAGTTTCTGGACTTAGCAACCCTTACCGTCAGCAGCATACATTGTTCGCTCTTGACCTTGACCCAATTGAGGTTAAAGGTGGTGGACTTGCACCTGCTATCGAAAAAATCTACCGAGGACCGTCTGAGTTCTATGCTGGTTACATTAAAGGTATGGCTGATGCTGGAGTACCTACAGCAGAGAACTTTAAAGACTACTCAGTTGATATCGTAAGTTCAGTTGATGCTCACAGATGTGATGTAATGGCTGACAACGGAATCGACATGATCGGTAAGTTCTGTGGAATGATTGAATTGATAGCTTAATTTATAAATCTTAAAAAACTTAGAAAAAATGAATAAAGATATCGAAATCGTTTTAAACACAACTGACGTTCTTGCTGCTGCATTTGACGTAGCTGACGGTGTTGTTTCAGTAGACGGCTTTTCATTCCAATGGAAAAAAATCCAAAGGATGGAAAGAACTGCTGCTGTCAACGCTGCAACTGGATTGATCACCGTAACTCCTGCTACACCTACTCTTGGTCTTGAGTACAGATTCACTCTTGTTCAGTATGTAGCTGATGCTCGTAGAGAAATAGCTGTTAGCTATACTGCTGACGCTGCTGACGTAGTTGCTGGTGTTAATGGCATTGTAACCAAATTACAAACACTGATTACTGCTTACGTTAGTGGTGGAAGTCTTGATGTTACTTTTGGTCCAAGTGCTTCAACTGTTCAGATTTACTCAACAGTAACTAATCCTTTGATTAATATTGGTGGGCTTCTTAACGCTGCCGCTACTCCTGCTTTAGCTGGAACTGCTGGTGTTAACATGGGGGCAATCCTTGCATCTGAAGGTGTTAAAGATTCCTTTGACGCAACAGTTCCTACATCAGGTCTATTGTACACATCTTGGGAGTTTGAACTAATGTTGCCAAAGGGCTACGGAGGTTTTAATCACCAAACAGATGATCAGGCTGTAAGCTTAGTACTTTTCCTTGATGAGGGCGGAAGTGAATATGCAGCTTTGAATACTGAAATTCTAAATGTTTCAAATGGATTAGACCCAGACGGAACAGCAGCAGAAGAAATCCTTGGACAGGACTAATCGCTAAGACTAATCAGTTAATTTTAAGAAGAGGTGGCATTTTGTCACCTCTTTTTTTTATCTTTACAATGTTAATTAACTAATATTTTAAAATGGAAAGAGAAATTGCTGTGATAAAGCCTAAAGGCGTAAATCACATTAAACAAGCCGTAACCCTAACAGCTACCTACAGTTTAAAGGGCAGAAACATCTCCCTAAATCAGTACGGAGAGGTAAAACCTGGAAACCTAACTACAAATAGGGGGGACATTAGATTCGCAGGAGAGCTTGCTACAGAGAGTAAAATTTTCGGTGATTCAGTAGATGAAGTGGAAGATCAAATTGATTTCTGGATGAACCACCCTATGGTTGAGGATATCAATGGTAAAGGCAAGGATAATTCAAGGTTTACTATTGAGGTTATTGCCGCTACCAAAGACAAGAAGAGAGCAAAGACTGTAAGCGTAAACCGTGTAGTGTCAACTATTTACGGTATGTCAGAGGCTGAAAGAAAGGACGTTATGTACTTCTTTAAGCAAGACCCAAGAGACATGAACGATGATGACGTTACTTTGGAACTTGTTGATATTGAGGGGGGTCTTCTTTTAAGAGAGCCTAACACATCAAGATTTATTGAGACATTCGGGTCGTTGAACAAGAGTTCAGTAGCTAAGAAGGTTGAGATGTTGGTGTATGTAAACAAGGGAATTGTATCTGGATTTGTTACAGAAGATGCGGAAAAGTTCTACATCGGTGATGTTCTTATCGGTAAAGATGAGGATGACATTGCATTGTTCTTCAAGGACAACCCACAGATGTATGACAACCTTGTACGTTCACTTGCTGACGGTGGTGACGATACAGCGTTCAACGAATTAAATGAGGCTGAAGATGATGACATCACTCCTGCCGAGAAAAGAGCGCACTTTACAAAACTATACAAGAAGTATAAGTTAAAGGGTAAGTTCCCTGCCGACCTTGATAAGGCAATTGAACGAATTCACGCATACGAAGAGGAGAACGGAATAGAGTTGTCTGAGTAAGAATTAGACACACCCTCTTTTTAAAGCCCTGACCTAACGGTTGGGGCTTTTTTTATGTCTGAGTAACATTGCGTATCTTTGTTCAATGGTTACAGGATTAGATCTTTCAATATTATTCCAAGATAAGATAGACAACAGCTACTCGGACTACGTAAGCAATGCTAAGATGCAACGTGCGTTTGACAATGCCTTCCTACGTATTATAGAGAATAAGTACCGTGGTATGGACACTCAGAAGGAGTTCGATGAGCTGTCTGAGCTGATGGTTATCGACAAGAGGCTTCTTATAAATAACGATAGGTTTAGAACTGTCGCTGTTCCTATTGCCTCTGTAACTATAGGTACTCCTACAACTTTCACATTTGCGGCAGAGCATAACCTTGTAGAGGGCGATACCTTTACTGTATCTGATGTGTTAGGAACGCCAACAGGCGTTAACGAAACTCACACAGTTACCGCAGTATCTATTATTTCTGATACGATTATAGAACTTGCAACCACATCTACCGGTACGGCTACAGCGAATACAGGCTCCGCTACTACTCAGCATCTATCTACGGACAGTATGCTCCCTGACTATCTACACGTATTGGCTATCAAGTCTTATATGTACGACACATCTAAAGACGGATACTCTCCATATAAAATACAGGCAGGTACGCCTGGAGTTGTTGAGTTTTTTAGACCAAATAAAATAAGAAGCGGTGACTACGTTCATAGCGCAGATTTATCTGAAAATAACCCTCAACAATTCATCATACTTAAAAGAATAAACGAGTTCAAGTATGAGATTTACGATGCCTCTGATAGGACTATGAACACTCCTATTCCTGTTACTGTTGCCCCACCAAACCTTTCTGACTTTGTATTAAGACCAGTTGAAGAGAATTGGGCTAAGTACCTACATAGCGATAGAAGGATATCTCAGTCAGGAAAGCCTACCGTTAATGAGCCAAGATTTAATCAGCATAAGAACTTTATCCTTATGCACCCTCAGAATGCAAGCTGCCCTTCGGTAGACGTAGACTACATCAGAAAACCTGAGGTAGTTATCGATGTTACGAACGACATCAGTAACCTAGATTTATTCTACAGTGAGACATTATTGAACAGACTTACAGATGAGGCTGTGAAGATGTTCTACCAAGAAGTACGTGACCCTAATCAGTATCAGATTGCTGATAGAGAAATGATTGATAATCCGTGATGAGTATCTCTGGAGATATAGATATATATTGGGAGGTCGATATGACCCACGAAGAATTATACGAAGAACTAATATACGAATACATTGAAAACTCTTGAGTGCATAGAATTGATACAGATGGCTGACGAAGGTGGAATCTTCACCGATGAGTCACGCTACGATGTAGGGACAATGCTTACGGTGTTAAACGCTGCAAGAGCATTCGCCATTACTGAGATGTACCGTAAAAATACAAGGGTACACCCTAACTTTATTCAGAGAGTCTATCCTGAGTACAAGAAGAACCTACAGCAAGACGATTGCTACACATTGTTTGAGATTCCACGTACAGTAGAAATCAACGACAAGATGGACGGTCTTATGTACGTAGGTAGCATCAAGGGTGACGAGGCTTTTTGGAAGGTTCGTACACGTATGCAGTTAAGTTCAAGACGGAATCATAGGATTCACAAGTTGGCTCAAAAAAAGCACATACACTTTCTGTACGATACTACGAGGGGCTACTTAGAGATATACGACCCAAAGGTTAAGTATCCGTTGGTTGAGGGTATCTTTGAAGACCCTACAAGCGTTCCTCAGTTTAGCTTCGACCACGATGAGTACCCTATAACTAACGATGCAATGAAGCGTATCGAAGACCTTGTGAGAAGGGGTACGATAGTAGACTCTATGAGAATGCCTATCAATAAGATATCAAACTCCCAAGAGGATTCAAATATTCAACGTGACGTTCAAACGAAATGATAGAGGTAGGCAAATATAGCATTGTAAGCCTTCAGGAGGCTGTTGAGTCTGCAAAGGAGATGCTACGTATTCAGGACACGACAGAGTTCGATGGCTTCCTTCTTAGAAAGGCAGACGAGGCTATGCGCCATATCGGTGACGCTACTACATACGCAAAACGTGCGTGTACCGTAGATATCGTTGACGGGAGAGCAAGGCTGCCTATGGGCTTTATTAGGCTTCTAGGGGCGAGAATGTCCGACTCTAACGGTAACTGCTTCGACCAACCATACCTTGACCTTGCATTCCTAACGGATTGTGGGTGCGAGAACGTGGCAAGTACAAACAACGGGTTTAATAACTCCTTTGAGATTCAGGAGGGGTATATAGTATTCCACGTACCTTCAGACCTTGAGACAGATAAGATGCGTATAGCGTACATCTCAAGGACTGTAGATGAGGACGGACTGATGTTAATGTCTGAGAGACACGAGAGAGGCATAGAGGCTTATCTTTGCTATCAGTTTACGGTTAGCTTCTTTGAAAACTATCCTGTCAACATAAGACAAGAGTATCAAAGAACCTGGAAGAACCAAAAGCAACACCTCAAGGGCATGAGCCAGAGGGAGAGATTTGAAGAGAACAAGAGGCAGATAGGGGCATTACTTAATGCGTGGATTACCTCTGATAGAAACGATAGATAATGAGCGATCAGCCAGTAAGATTTAACCCTGTCGGAAACATGGACAAGGATAGCGACCCTCGCTATGTACGACAAGGAAACTACATCGATGCAAAGAACATTCAGAAGCTAACCGAGAAGGGTGGAACTGGAGGTGCTGTTATTCCTGTTAAGGGTAATGAGCTTGCGTTTACATTGGGAGAGGTTGAGGCTCAGAACAAGAAGTACAGAATCAACGAGGGTGAAACGGCATCCTATGAAATAGGTGAGTTAGATTACTTGAATAAGGGCATTTATCTTTTTTTCTTATCAGTTACAATCCCAAGCCTACCTAACGTAAATGGTCTACTTGTTGGTGGTGATTTGATTATAGACGGGGCTACTCCAGCTCAATTAAACAGAACTTGGACGATACGATCAATTAATGGTAACACTATCTTTTTGGTTGTCCCTTTTCAAACAATAAATTCAATCTCT